CTTTTTCTTTGGCAGTCTTAGGGTTCTTGCCTGCTCCCTTAACACCTTGTTGTCCAAATCTAATAATCTTTTCTTCACCATCCTTACAAGCCTTGACCACATGGCTCTTGGTCGCATGCCCTGGGGTTCTCTTCGGCTTGTTGCACTTCATGCGCTCTTTTGCCAAGCGCTTTGCCTTCTTCCGGTCAGCCATTTCACACCTTCAATACGCCTCGGTCCATCTTCCCAGAGACATCATCCCCTACCTCACCACGCAAGGCACGGTCTCCATCTTTAGGGATACGTTCCTTTTTCAAGTCTTCGATGTAATTATCGAGAAAACCTTTTTCTTTAGACTGCGACCCAGCTGATGTAGGAGTCATTATCTATGTACGGTTGAGCGAGTTCTGTGTGGGGTAGCTTTATTGAACAGGATTTCTGCTCCACCCATGCAGTAATTCTATCAAACCTTTCTTCGGTAAAATAAGGCAGCTCTGAGGTGTACCAGTCATTGAGAAGCGTAGACCCTTTTGCTCGATTACAGCTAGAACAACAGCAAGCCATGTTGGACCTAATGTTATGGCCACCCTTATGTTTAGGTAAAATGTGATCAATAGTTGCGGTATCAGCTGTCAATTTTTTTCCGCAATAAGCACATTCCCATTCCCAACTTTCGAAGATATAATTTCTAAATTTTCGGCGAGCAGCCTTTGGGCTTAGAACAATGAGATTGATCAGTAAGTCTTGCTCGCAATGAAACACTTTTGGTATTCCAGCTTTGTCAAAACTGTATGCTGCACACACTTGTGCTCTGCGTTATGCTTGCAGCCGTGGGAGCGTGGTGGAATCGGTAGACACACAGGACTTAAAATCCTGAGACCACAGCGGTCGTGAGGGTTCGACCCCCTCCGCTCCTACTAATCAGTTAGTCCCGGGGACAGGACGTCGAAGTCATCCTCAGCTGGATCGACTTCAGCATCTTCCAAGATCTTTAATATGAAATAGTGCAATTTATCGACTACCCATCTAAGATCTTCCTCTGGAATATCCTTGATGATTGCCTCCAAGCGCATTTCTCGGGAGGGTGGTGACAAATGCTCAGCGACTGTTTCTAATGCTCTGTAGCGGCTTTTAGTGAGATTCTCCATCATCTCATTCAGCCTCAACAGATGCCTCAGCAAGCTGAGGAGCCATCCGCTGCTTGACGATCGCAATGCCCTCAAGAGCGCCTGTCACCTTGAGATAAAGCTCTTTGTCACGCATTAAAGAATCCTCGCCAACACGAATCTTGTCGGCCAAGTCTTTCTGCTGGACAAGCAGCTTTTCTTCAGTATCCCTTAGAATTTCGTCCATCATTTACTTGATTTGCGATAAGTATAGCTCACAATTCGTTAAATCTCAGATAACCCCAGCCGCTAGCACCGCCACCATAAAAAATACGTTTGTCTGAAAGCAACCGATCGTATTTGACTCCTTTGCCGGCACCCTCAATAGTCGACTCCCAAAGACCGTTCTTCAGATCTAGGCGACCACAGGGATCATGGAGAAGCCAAGAGTCCTTGCTGTACCCGTAAATACAGACGTAATAAGTGAGGCCAAAGGGCTTACGGTACGTGCCTTTTGCCACAACAGCAATCACGACGGGACGCCCTTCATCAATCTCATCTTCAATTTCTTGGGGACCTATCGTGTGGGACACTGTGCAGCCCACACCAATTTCTGATAAACCTTCACGGTTATGCGCCTTCCAAGTACCTGATCCGTGCTTATATACAGCCTCTAAGTAATCGTCAAGACAGTTGATAGGGCCAATATTTAAACCTAAAAGACAGCTGGCTGTGCTGTAAAGCAGGCCTTTCCGATGATCATGCTCTTTCTCAAGCGGTAGATGGAAATAAGGACAGCCCTCTATGTAACGGAAACCGCCCTCTTCTTTATAAGGCTTCTCTATAATTTCATCCTGCTCAATAATCCAATCATCCTTAACAAGCAACCATGTGCCTAATGGGGAACTAATTACTATTGATGACTCCAAATCTTGCAGAAGTTTGCAGCTAGGTATTCTGCGGTCCTTCAGTACAGCGCCCTCTTTGTCGTTGTCTGAAAGCAGTACAAAACTCGTATTGGCCTTTGCTCTTATACTTATTTCTCGTCCCATTTGAAAATATTACTCATCCTTATGATACATAACTTCCAACATGGCGACACGTAATATTGCCTTTAGACGATAAAGGCGTTCCTGTTCCTCAAGCGGACGCGCTGGATGACCTGGCCACATTTTCCAGTGAAACTCTACAGATTCAGCTAATTGAGCAACGTCACTTTCATGTAACTGTATAGTCAGATATACTCCTTCTTCTTCTTCCATGGCTTTTAGGCATCGCAGTCTTTTAACACAGTAGCGACTGTTCCGCCAAGTTCTGCTCCTTTGTCCTGACCGAACATAACCGCCCAGCCACTCGCAAGCCAACCGATATAAGGAATCGCAGTCAAGGCAGGCGCAACACTACCAGCCACGCTTGCTCCGATCATTGCACCGGTGCTCTCTCCAGAGCCTGCCGCCTTTATACACTCTACTTGTTTTGCAGTCAGCTCTCCAGACTTTCCCGAGCCGACAGGACCACCCTCACCTGTATTTCTGTATCCATCCATAGTGTATTCATGTGTTTCATATTCTCTACGATCTTCAATTGATTTCTCGGCTGGCTTGAAAAATCCGCCATCACTGTTCCTAGCCTCATTCAAGTCAAGAACCCTTCGGGACCTCATTACTTTGGGGTCATTGGCGTTGTACTGCAACTGATACCCCTGCTTGTTTACATTGACTTTGTAAGACGAATAAGGACCTGTTGGCAGGTTAATAGACGGCATTATTACCTTATTATCCTCTTTCAGTACTTGTAGCAAATGTCCAAGTACGCCAAGATGGGCGATGCCGATGATTGTAGCTGCACCAATAAGTAGAGGTTTGCAATTCATTTTTACATTTTGTAAGTGTCGTCTTTTTCAGTTGTAGTCGTGATCTTAAGAGGCGCTTGCTCAACTCTGATGACCTGGGCCGGTGCAGTCTGTGCAGCCTTTTCAATCAATTTTTCAATATCGGCTTTTGTGATACCAGAGCCCCCACTCATCTTCATCGTACCGTCACCAGATTTCTTGGCAGTCTGAACCCCATAAGAGGCAAGAACTCCCGTAAACACGCTGGCAATAAAAGTTGGATCGATTTTTTGTTGAGCCAAGCCAGGAATAGTTACGTAATTCAAAGTAAGGATTCCACCACTCCAAATCAAAACGCCGAGTCTTACAAAGTTTGAAAGAATTGCAAGATGTTCCTCGCTATCACCTGCTTTCTCCTTAATCTTTGCGAAGACACTTTTCTTTTTAGGGTCTTTGGGATCTTCCTTTACAACTTCAGCCATGGGTACAATCACTTTCATTTAACATCATACTGTGTTTCCTACGTTTAATATCAGAGTAGTGTAGATAAAGCCATGCTCCGTATCTTTGCATTAATCATTTTATTTGCAGGCGCTGCACGTGCAGATATTACTCATAAATTACAGACGTCAGTGCAGCTGACTGTTGATGGTGCAGCAAGCCAAGCAACACGTATCGGTAGTACTTATTCCGTGAGTGGCTCAAACGTCTCTGTTAAGTCAGGAAGCTCCTTTGGTGGTCTCGGCGCTCTTTCCTCTGGAACTGCAGTCGGATATACCCCTATGGGGGCAGAAATCACCACTGCTGGTGATGCGTTTACATTTAGCGAGTCATACATCGAAGGTGATGATGTGACCAGTGGTACAACAGTGTCCTCGGGTGTTGTA